AATGAATTAATATGTCTTGATCTAGCGCCCGGTACTGTTTCATCAACTGGTCCTGAGTGTCTAATTATAAGTTTGGTTTTGTCTAGATTTTCGTAGGAACTTTTACGTGTGCCTGTTAAGCCTTCTTTTACTTCAACACCCGCAAGTTTAGTAATTCTTTGTAGTTCTTCTGACATTTCGTCAGTATTTACCGTTTTGTTCGTATCTGCAAGATTTTGATAATCCTGCTTCGTAAGGTTCGATTTTGTAATGTCTCTGATGTCAAATTCCAGTTGGTGTTCTACTGCAAAGTCTTTTAGTTCTTTTATAAAACCATACCAGTCATTTTTGTCATCTTCGTCAATTTTGGCAACCATATCTCGGTTGTAAAAAACTTTCATTGATTCACCGTCAGCCAAACTTATGCTTACTCGGCCAAATTTGTCTTCGTCTTCTGTAAATTCAAAATCGAAAAATACCGCCTGTTTTGGATCTGCTGTGGCTGAACCCTGCGAATCACCAATAGTGATATTGCCAAATTTGCTTCTTATTTTGTTAAAAAGATCGTTTGATGTTTTTTCTGAAATCATGCTGTATTTATTGCTATTTTATGTATTTTCTACATTCTTCTAATTGTGGTATATAGGCCGCTAATTTTGAACCTCTATGTTTGTCTAAGGTATCGTTATAATAGAAGAAGTTTTTTAATTTTTCTTTGTCAAACTTGTTATTTTTAGAATAATGATCATAAAGTCCATCAACCATAGTCCTTGACCCTCTTTCTTGATGATAATAGCATTTTGTTTGTTTTGCTTTTTTTAAACTTTTTAAAATCATTTGTCTATTAGGATGGTTAAACGCTGATAAAATATCATTTCTGTACCCAGCATAATTAAGTTGTATGGTAGCATAAGGAAACTCCTTGTCGAAAAAATTCATTGTTTCTCCTATCTCATGCACAGTGTACATAGATAATACTGATATAATGTGTATGCCTGCTCCGTTCTTTTTTAATCTGTGAATGTTTTCAATTTGTTTTTTACTTGTTGTACCCCATCTCACATATTCTGTAGTTTTTCCTATGCCGTCTATACTGCAGGTAAACCATAATTTGGGAAACTTTGAAAAAAGATCAAAAAGTTTGTCACTTATTTTTACTGCATTTGTATTGATATTAATTTCAAAATCCGTTTTTCCTTTAGCAACACATTTACGTAAGAATGCGTAAACCGATGGCATTACCGTAGGTTCACCTCCTGCAATATAAATTCTTTCCATTGAATCTAAATTTACTGAATCAAAACTAGGAGTGTTTACGATTGGATCTGTTTCTGGTCTTACTATTGATTGAAATTTTTTGTCTTGTATTTTACTTGTCTCTTCGGCTATAAGATGACTCCATTTAGGCCTACACATTCTACATTTTAAATTACATTTGTTTGAAGGTCTAATTTCAAAATACGCAGGATCTTTAATTTTTTTGAGATCGTCTGGAGATTTTATTTTTAAACGTGTAATCCAGTCAAAAGAATCAGTCCATCTCATGTCTTTCATTCCTTTTTCTTCAAAAAAGTAACACTCCCTACAGCCAGAAATTTTTTCTCCTTTTAGCATTTTATTCCTAACTTTACTATATGCTGAATCTGTTTTCCAATTTACTATGTCTTTTCTTTTTTTAATTTTATCCCAATTTCTTCCACATAAATTTGTATTGCCGTCTTGTCCATCGTGCATCAGTATCCAGGGATTCATACAAATACTTTTATTGGTATTGAAAATTTTTTCCCAATTATCAAGGTATGCCATATTATTTTTATTAATAATTTCAATTTTGTAACCCAACGCTTCCATGTCTTTAACAAGTTTCCACATTGCTAAAAAAATACGTGAGTGTGAAAATTGTTCTTGTGTTTGATCTAGTAAAACTATTTTGTCAAATTTTTTAGCACTTTCAATAATGTCTTTTTGTTGGGAAATAACTGGGCCTACATAATAACAGCCTGCTTCTAATTTATTACTTTCTGGTAGGGCGCCTCTAAATGTAATACTATTTTCCTTAGCATATTTTTCAGTTAGTTTATGTCCCCAAGCATCCGCAGACGAGTTGTCAGCCAAGCATAATATTTTTTGCATATAATGTTATTTAAACTACGTGCCGAGGTTGGCAAAAATAGGCATAGGTGCTGTATATTCAGATGTTCTGTTGGTCCATTGTTCAAATATTTTAGGATCAAAATCTGCTAGAACCTTCATCATACGTGTGGCTAACAAACAGGCGCTGACAAGATCATCATGTTCACCCGGCTTGCCTTTGTAACTAACTCCTGTGGCTACAAAATTCTTTAATTCTGAAATCAATGGTTTTGAGTTCAATTCCATTTTGTTATTTTCTACAAGTTCTTTGAATTTTGCACAGGCATCAATTTTGTGTTTGGCAGTAGTGTTAAACCCTCTTCTAAATTTTCTTCTGTGACCTTTCCTAATTGGTTCACTTAAAAACATGCCCATTATGTTTTCTTCACCAATATCCATTACCCTCATTAGTGCCGCTTCGCCTAATGTGTTGTTTTCCATACTGTAGAAAATACTAGGGGTTGCTGTTGAATCCTGCTCCATTATAGTGTCGTTGATATATTTTGTAATGCTTTGTAAAATTCTAATCTGTTGGTTGGCAGGCGTTGTGTTATGATGCCATTCACCTACCTGTTTGAATGTTGGAAGTTCAAAAATTTGTATCGCCGCATAGTCTCCTCCGGTGCCCAGACTAGGATCAAGAGCAACCATATAGGTGTGTTTCGGTTTTGGCTTACTATACCATCTCACTTGACCTTGATTCCAAATAGGATCTATGCCTTCTAACTCAACTAATCTAACACTATTGATCAGAGTTTCATCATAAATTAAAAACTCACATTCGTGTTCTCGTCTAAATCTTTCATCACCAATTCTTGATTTCTCTTGTTCTGCCCATGCTTCGTCTCTGTCTGGATGTTCACTCCAATGTGCTTTCATAGCATAAAAGCCGTTAGTGCCTACAACATTGTCGTTTCCAAAATCGTCATATCTTTTACAGGCTTCTTTCCATATCAAGGCAAACTGATCTTCATCTGAATTGGGGGTAGAAGTAATCAAACATTTTCCACCTGTTGACAATGTTGGTGACAGAGAAGTCCAGAATTCAGTGGCCTTTTCAGGAGGTTGAACGAATGCAAACTCATCACAATAAATTAATGTTAAGGACATACCCCGTCCTGTGTTTTCAGTTGTGGTGGTTGCCATAATTTTTGAACCGTTGTCAAACTCTATACTGTTCCTGTTGTATTGTGTTACACCTGCTTTTATCCAACTTGGCAACATCTCATATGCATATCGCACTCTTGACATAATATCTGATGCTCCTGCATATTTGTGTGCCGCAATTAATATTTGTGAATCTGGTTTAAACATAGCATACCAAATTAGATAACCAGATGCACAGGTTGTTTTTCCTGTCTGCCTAGGCAACATTGCAATACTGAATCGATGATCATTGTAACTCTGAATTAGTCTTTTTTGGTAATCGTAGGGTTTGAAAGGCAAAGATCCTTTGGTAGGATGTTGAATCTTCATAAAACTTTCCATAAAGAAAAGTGGACCTGATTTTTCGTCCATACACTTTTCGAGTTGTAACACTTGATCTTTAGTGTACTTGTGTTTTTTATTCGCCCTTTTAATTTGGTCGCTATCTAATGATACATAGGCCATAGTAATGTATTTAAGGTATTATTGATGTGCTAAAGTATTACTTTTTGTTTTCAGTGGCCTTGGTGGCTTCTACTTGATACTGCTTTTTAAAACTTTCATACTGTGCAGTTAAACTGTTAGCAATGTCTTCTGCTGTCAATTCATTGTCACCTGGATGACCTTTTTTGACTTGAACTTTTTGTCTGTTCAATCCACCTGAATGTAAATTTACAAGATCATCAACTGATTGAACTTTTTGATCATTTGTATAACCTGCTGGTGAGTTTGCTAATTCTGTTTCATCTGCTGGTTGTTCTGCACCCATCATTTTTGCATCGACTGGTTTGACACCTGCTAGTTTTAAAATTGTCATCATCATGCCCATTTCTTCTGGAGAATCGGTCATAATGTGCATGTCTTCTTTTACTGTTTCTTTTTTCATTTCTTTATCCTTTGCCGCTTTTTTCATTGGTTCCGTTTTGTTGCCGTCTTTGTCTAAATCTAAAAAATCTGGTTTTGCTTCTTCAATTGATTCTTTACTCATGTAACCAGCCTTATATACAAGGTCCATTATTTCTTGTTCAGTGACATCAGGCATTAGATCTGATATTGCCTTCACTGCATCTTTTGGGTCAAGCGTATTTTGAACACCACCAGCAAATAGTGATGGGATAATTTTACTCTTGTTTGCCATAATAAATCCGGCACCTTCTTTATCTGTTGCGTATGGGAAGTTTTTTTCTTCTGTTGTTTCTATAGTTTCGTCTACTGCTTTACCTGCATCATCAAACTTGTCAGCAACCATTTTCATTGCAGTTTCTATTTCGTAACTCTGTGGGAAACTTGCTTTGTCTTTTTCAGCACTCATCGCTTTCATAACTTCTGCTTTTGACATTTTTAAATCACCATCATCTGTTGTGTAGTTCCCAATGAATTCTTGTGCTCCGATGTGTATATCACTCATGCCACCTTCTTTAACTGACTCTTCTTTTGCCATTTCTGCTTTGTGTTTTGCGTACATTTCTGCCGCTTTGGCATAGTCAGTGAAGTTCATTTTTTCCACTGATGGAAGGTTTTCTCTTTGTAAGAAATCTTGAAAAGTGTGACAGTGTTCTTGCACTGGCTTTTCAGTTTGTGTCATTTCTGTGCTTTTGATTGCATCAGAAACTTCATGGCCTTGCTCTTGATACTCTCTTAATTTGTTTAGTATGTCGATCATTTCCATATTATCTTCTCACTGGGTCTGGATGTTCGTTTTTAGGTTTTGTAAATGGACTTGGCGTGCCTTTTTCGTCTTTGTCCATATGTTTTTGATCAGGTTCTTTTTTCTCTGCTTCAACTTTTTCTTTTCTGTCTTTTAATAATTCTTTGAATAAACTTTTGTTTGCTTCATCTCCAAATGCTTTTTCTTTAGGAAGTTCTGGAGTGTCTTTATATTCTACATCTTGAAGTACTGATTTAAATTCGGATTCATCTTTTTGTTTAGCCATGTTGTCTTGATATTCTTCAGTTGGCTCACCCGGTTTTCTAACTACCACTTGATTTCTTGCTAGGCCCATGTAATTGGCAATGTACTCTCCCATTTCAAAAACTGATGCTGGATAATTTGTTGTAAGTTCGTAAATTGTAACATTTGTGTTTTTGAACATTGGAAAATCTAAAGGCGTTTCTTGAATAGGTGTTGATTTACCTGCTGAAAGTTTTTCAACTTCAAATTTTTGCAGTCCTTGTTCAAGTTTTGTATTGAAATCTTTGTCTAATTCGCCTGCTATTTTGATACGATAATCGTATTGTTTAGCAGATTCTGATAGATATTTTACGAAATCACCCATAGTGCTGTATTTAGTCTTTCTTCATAAGTTTTTTCATTAATTCGTTTCGATCAGTTATAATGGTACCCTCTGCTTCAACAGGATCACTGATATCGTCTTTGCCTGTTTTGTCTATTTTGAGCTTTTTTAACTGTAGTTCTACCATTTTTAGTTTTTTGTCTATTTTACTGCCTTTAGCATCTATGGCATTTCTCAGCATGGTACTTGCTACCTCAAAAATACGTCCTGAATATCTACTGTCTACGTTCATACCGAGATCCATTAAATTTTTATATGAATCTTCTGCTTCTAAAGCCAGTTTATCAAGTTCTAGATCTGACAGTTCTCCCAAACCCTTAACCTGTGGTAAAGCGGCCGCAACCTTGTCAAATTCCGCGTAGGTTTTTTTCAATGCTTCCTGAGTTTTTGGATCAAGATTTTTTCCAACAATTCTGTCTTTAGATTCTTTAGTTTTTTCTTTTTGATCAACTTGTTTGAATGCTTGTTTTACATCTGGTAAATTTAATATTTCTTCTAATTTTTTTGTCATGGTTATATTTACTTACGTGTGCCTTGATGAAACAGTTGTTCTTCTGAAACAACTCTAAATTTTATTTTTCTTTGTCTAGCATAAGCATTTGCTGACTCCCATTTGGCTTGATTTATTACTACCTGTTTTCTTTTTGCAATACTTTTTCCTGCATTTTCCATTGTCATTTGCGACGCAGGTTTTACTTCAACCATTTCAGCATGTTTTTTTCCATTTTTATCCATGTACACTATAAAAAAATCTGGAACATACACGGTATATTTTCCTGTGAAAGGATGTCTATAAGGAATCTTTATTGACTCACTTGCCCATTGATAAACATTAGGATGCTCATCACATAATCTCATAAAAGCATGTTCCCAACTACTTCTATATGTTGGAGATTTTGTGCCTACATATTTTTGTTTGTTCTTTGGAGAGAACTTTCCTCTTGCAAATCTTGGAATAGTCATTAGTCTACAATATTTCGAGATACTGCGTCCTTGACAGACCTTGTGTTTCTAACTCCCAATCTACTGGACTTGTATCTGTTAGCGTTTAGAACAGTGGTTATCAGTTCTGATAATTTTGCCGGGTCTGCATAGGTAATCTGGTCAAGCAATTCGCCTACAGGAACACTATCAATTTTAGCCTGTTGTAAAATTATATAGGCAGTGTCTTCGGCTGGTTGTCTTGCAAAGCCTCTCTTGATAAAAAATCCTACAGCGGCGTCATAGTCGTTGGCGTTAAATTCAAATTTATCTTTATAATTGTCATCAACCAAACGATCTTGCGTTTTGTCTAAATTGTCTTTGGATTTTTGAGGTAAGTTAGAATAAAATTCAGTCATTATATGTTAGCCTTTTCTGCTACAATATTTACATTTTGTGTGTTTCGGTCTATTTTAATATAACCGTCAGCAACCAATTGTGATATTTCGTTTAAAGTTCTATCTCTGTAAACACTTTTTTCATTGCTGGTTAGTGCTGTGTAGGTCACATCACTTTCTGCAATTGTTTGTCCGTTTCTTGAACCAATTGTTTGATAATACAATGCACTAGCAACCCTGTCTTTGGCTACTTCGTTTGTAGTAACAAGATTTAAAGATTCTGTTGGAGATAGTATTGTGTCATACTGAGCAACTGTGTTGTTTACTGTTGTGTTGTTATCTGTGGATTGTGAATCAACGTAACCTTTTGCCACTGCTAGAGTTGCGCCTGCGGCCACTGCTGTCACAGCGGCATTGCCCAAAGCAAAATTGCCAACAGGATTTGTTATTGTGCCTGCTTGTTTGCCTATATCTAAAACACCTTCTTTTACAATACCTTTTAATTCTTCTTTTACAGCGTCTTTGGCTTTGATTTTTTTTGCATTGTTATAGGTGTTTATACCTCGAAGTATAGTGCCAACACTGAATTCACCTCTCTGTATATCGCCAATGACTGAGCCTATGCCATCAACTATTCCACCTGGGCCGAATATTGATGTTGTGCCTCCACCTAATAGGTTCAATGGAGATGGTTCTAAGTCATAGTGTATTGTAGCAAAGCCAGGTATGTTGGCCTTATTGACTTTTCCTGCTCCGTACAAAACAGTTTCATAAAAAATCTGCATGGTGTTTTGCATAATGCCTTGACCATCTGCTTGATCTAAGTTATCGTGACTCCATGAACCTATCACAGGATTGACAAGTGTAAATGAAGTAAATCTTTGTTTGTGTAGAGCAAATATTTGTATGTTTTTCAAAAAAGGTGTTTTACGTTTTTGTGCGCCATCACGACCGTATTGTGTCACTTGAGGTTCGGGATCGTACATGTTGTCTTTGGTGTTGAATCCTTTTACTCCTGCATTCAATGAGATAGAATCTGCTATGTTGTATTCATAGTAGGCTTTCCAAAAAGCATTCACAGTATCTGCATGATCATCGTGAAATGTTATGTTAACTGGCTCATAACTTATTTTTGTACCAACGTAAGTTTTTTTGTTGTACTGTTGTTTTTCTTCCAGGTTCATGTTGTATTTGGGAAGGTCACAATTTCGTACCAACATGTTTATTTCTAGTCTTTCATTTGTAGTAAAAGGTCTTACTGGAATGTTGTTGTCAATGTCAAAAAACACATGAAACAGAAACTTCTGTTTCGGCATAAGTTTGAAATTGTCATCTAGGTATAATCTGGCCGCATGCCTGTAGTCTTTCATGCCGGGCAAACCATTTGAAAATCCATTTAAAAAATTATTAATACTTGGCATAGTGATATTTATGGCCATAAAAAAAGCGCCGTTAAAGGCGCTCTTTTTACTTTACAAATGCAAAAAATTATTAGATACCGCCACCAGTTGCTAGAGTTCCAATGGTTCTAGTTACTGCTGTGCCTATTCCTGTTCCTTGTGGAGTTTGAATAGCATTATCGTATCTGATGTTCATGGTAATTGTTGCTGGATCTGATGTTGCATAAGCCAATGTATTGTAGTTCACTGATTCAATGTAAGCACCGTATAATTCAAATGTTTCCAACACATTTGGTGCAGATGCACCATTACCACCATCAAGCATTTCAATTCTTGATGTAAATTTGTAATCAATTCCTGAAGCGGCACTTGATTGCTCAAAGAAATCAAACTGTTTCTGTACTTGTTCGCCAACCAATTTAGTAACAGCGTTGTTTACGTCATCTCTTACTGTGATTGTAATTGGATCCCAAGTGTGTTTGCCGGCCATGTAAACTTTTGAATTGTAAACATCCAGTGTCACGTTGTCAAAAGTCAAATTTGGTCTTGAAGCATCAACCACTTGTTTTGTTAGTTCTGATCTTGGAGTAGATACACCAAAGTTTTCCAATATTACTCTAAATCGATATTGTAATTTTGGCATCAATAAGCCTTGTGATGCTGAACTCTGGTCGTTTGCTAAAGGAACTGTAAATTTTGATAAAGTTGATATTGCCATATGTTTCTCCTATTTATTCCAAAATTAGTTTCCTAAATTTGCAATCTCTCCTGTGTTTTTGATTCTTAATGGTATGTAAATAAATTCAACTGATTTTACTGGTTCAATTGCTATATCAACATACAATTCGTTTCTGTCTATTCTAGTAGGTGTGTTGTTTGTGTCATCACATACTACCAAGAAGTCGAACAATGCTCTTTGACCAACAAGTTCTAACAAGAATGATTCAACTGCTTGTTTAATTTCATTTCTAGTCAATTCATCATTTGGTTCGAAAATGAAAGGTTTAGCAATTGCGTCTAGTTGTGATCTTAAAAATACAACTAATCTTGAAACGTTAATTCTATCTAAAGCACTAGATCCTGAAACTTTAGTTAAGTTACCAAAGTTTACAATACCTGCTCCTGAGAAGAACGTTATTGGATTTACTTTTGCTGTGTGTAAAGCATCTCTCGCTGATTCAGTTAATGATACTGTCTCAAATTCACCTGTTGTAGATTCAATATATCCTACTCCAGTTGCATTGTCAACTATACCTCTTCTGGTTCCTGCTGGTGCAAACCATGGGAATCCAATGTTGTCGTTGTTAGCCAATGTTCTTAGTATCATATGAGATGGTGGAACAATTATAGTTGAGCCTGCATTATCAGTGGTTTGACCCGATGGATAAAATACTCCAAGGTGTTCACTTGCAGACACTAGTCCGTCTTCACCGTCTGCCGCGGCTCCTGCTGAGTTATTTGCCCAGTTGCTCACTGCTGTAGATGTTCCTGCCAGTCTTAATGGTGTATCACCTACCACAAACGCTGTGTTGTTTCTGTCTGTGTTTAGGTTAATCATGTTAGAAATAACTTCTGGATAACCAGGACAAGCAATTACATTAAAGCCTCTTTGATCTTCTCTAATTGCTTGGTTTGTGTCTATTTCTGATTTAAGTTGGTTTACTATTACTTGTCTCTGTGCTTTTCTACCAAATGTGCCACTACCATCAGCATTGTTAGTAGATTTAGTTACCCATCTGTCTGGATAGTAACCTGCAACTGATTCGTTGCTTGATCTAATATTACCTAGGCCAGTTGATCCTGATCCAGGGTAGATTGCTGTAGTAACATAATCATTTCTGTATTCTTTTACATTGTATCCAGATCTTCTAGTATTGAATAACAACATACCTTTTGGATATAATGCTGGATCTGGAGCATCTGGATCTAAGTGGTTATCACTTAAAAGATCCTTAATTGAAGATGCTGTTCCTGCACCTGTGTTGCCATCAGCATCTTTTTCTGCTGTTGTTTGCCATCTAGCGTCAGCAAACACAACACCGTCTTCTGTGGTTTGGTCTGTTTTGTCAACTAGTTCAAAAGCGGCACCTGTTGTTGTAACAGTTGTACCATTGGATGTGTTAGTTGAACTCAATGTAGCAGATGTGTTATATCTGTAAAGTTTTGGATAATTTTCTAAATCAGAGGTGTCAATCCATAGATCGTTATTGACTAATGGAGTTCCATCTGATTGAGAAGTTGGTTCTGTTGCACTAAATTGTGGACCGTTCGGATCAGTGCCACTGTTAACATTTAAGTAGCCTCTGAAACTTGTGCCATCGTGCTCTAAGATATCAGCATCTAAGTTTGTGTTGTACCATAATTTTCCATTGCTTGGTTCATTAGTTGGTGCTGATGAACTTGCAGTGTATGATAAACGTTTAAAGTTAGATGCAATTATTGTTGCTGGAAGAGCAGTTGAATCTTCTGTAGCACCTGCTGGAGCATCATACAAATTATCAATTAATGTTGTGCTGTTAGCAGTGTAGGTTCCATATGAATGAGCAGTTGAGGCACTAAAACCTGCATCTGCTAATGGAGTTCCTGATGTGTCGTACATTCTAAACTCTCCGCCTAGTTTGTGTTTGATTTCTATTGCACCTTTTAAAGCACCTGAATCAATAACTCTGGCTTCAATGTTTGTAAATCCAGCATTTGAAATTGAAGTTACAAAATCTTCTGAATCAGATCCTGTAGAATCTCCCGGACCTACAATTGTAACTGTTTTGCTTGATAATGCTGATTGTCCTTTAAGAGACTCAGCAAGTACAAATGTTTCGTCTTTTACAAATACTGGTGCAGTGTTATTACTTTGAATAATTGTTTCTCCACCTTCATATCTAAATACTTGGAAGTCACCAACTCTTAGTGTTGTGTCTCCGTCATCCACTGCATTTTGTTCTGCAACATTAAATTGCGTGTATAGTGTTCCTTCATCAATTGAAGTACCACCGTTGTTTGGATCTAAGTTAAAGATTGCTGTGTGATTGTTTTCATGTAATGGTGCATCAACAGTAGAAAAAGTTGCAGTGCTAGCATTATATAATTTAACAACAATATCTGCTCCTGAATTAGGAGTTGTTGTTTTAAACCATAAAGAACCGTTTGGTCTATTGTCTTCTGCTGTTTTCCAAGTTGGTCTATTAGAATGTTTCTTTTGTTCGAAACTTACACCTTTATAAACACCTGCGGTTAAACCTGCTACGGTCAATATTGTACCTGTTCCGTTTTCAAGTCTAATTGTGTTTGCACCGCCTACTGAATCACCGTAGTTAGTACCGTTGTGATATATTTCAACTTTACCTGTTGTAGAATCAACTGCGGCAGTTACTCCTTCAATACTTGCGTTGTTGATTGAAGTAGCCAAAGCGGCAAACGTTGTACCTGATAAAGTTACTGTTGCATCATTTATTTTGATTGTGTTTCCGTTGACTAAAGTGCCTGAAGTTGCTGTACCTTCAATTGTTGGCCAACTAGTGTGCCAACTTGTTGAACCTACTTGTACCCAACTACCTGTGTCGTTTTTGTAATAGATCGGATTTGTAACAGCAGTTGTGTTAATAGCATACTGACCGTTTGATCCATAACTTGTTTTTGGAACACCTGTTGATACATTTCCTACAAGGTTAGTAACTGATGTAATAAGTTTAGGTGTTATTGTTGTAAATGATTGATTTGTTTTTGACCATTCGAATAATCCATATACTGAACTCGCTAAATCAAACCAGTATGTGCCATCGTTTGGTGCTGAAGTTGGTGCTGAAGTTGATCCAACTAATTCTGTCATGTTTACATTGGCTCTTAAAATGAACGCTTTGTTGGCAACTCCAAGGAATGAGTAAGCCGCTTGTAAACCATATTCGTTTAGTTCGTAACCGTTTATAGCACCACCTGCTGAATCCGTATAAAATTTTGGATCCCCAAATGTTTCTGTTAATTCTCTTTGTGATGATATCAAGAATGCTGTATTAGCATTTGCAGTTTGTGTGCCAGACGCTGTGCCGTCACCTGCTCCGTTTTGTTTGTCTTGACCTGATGCTACTATTATAAGTGGAGTTGTACCTGCATCTGATGGTACGTAGAAACTTTCATCTATTACTGAAACGTTTACTCCTGGACTAGTTAATGTTGCCATATGTTTTGTTCTCCTTGCAAGGTTCGTTATTGCTATTTATAGTGAATACGGTAAAATACCTTATAACTGTGGCTATTTTAGGTACCTATATAGGGCACGTAAATACAACTAATGAAAAGACCTTTATGCAAAACCTGTAGAAACAAGCCTAGAGCGTATGCCTACAAAAAAGGCAAAACTGTCTATTGGCGAAGCCAATGTGATACTTGCATTAGAAAGAAAAACAAACTTAAAACAGGTTATGCGGCTAAATGGTACAAAGCCGGATATAGGAAGAAAAAAAGATGTGAATTGTGCGGCTTTAAACAAGCATCATCTGCACAAATGGATGTATATCATGTGGATGGAAACAGAGCAAACATATCTGCTTATAACCTCAAAACAATTTGTGCAAACTGTCAGCGATTAAAATCTACGCAGAATCTCGGTTGGTCTCTAGGGGATTTGGAAGTAGATGATTAGTCATATCATAGATCTGTTTGTGTAGAGATTCAATTGTGTCTGTGTTTTCTAACACATAATCATAATCACAGCCAATCCAGTCCCATTCGGATCTATGGGCTCCTGCATCTATCATGTGTTGTTTGTTAGGCATTGTTGTACGTTTAACCAACACAATTTTACCGCCTTGTGCTCTGATCTGTTTTATTTCGTTTAAAAATCTTGTGTCTGATATCACAGTATTCTTGCCAGCATATCTTGCCATGCAGGAATCTACCCAAATACTATCAAGCATATTACCTCTACATACTTCTGTACCAAAATACTGAAGTACCCATCTTGGAGTTGTGGGTTTTCCAAATTTGTTGCTCCAAAATTCATCAGGTTGTTCTCTCCATGCTCTCGATTCTTTAGTGTCACCTTCTAGCATTTCTCTACTCCACCCAAAAATGTTTGACACAGCATCTTTTAAACTTTTTGCAAATGAATCCTGAATAAAGCCATGGTGAGACACCAGCCTATTGGCCACTGTGTCTTTGCCAGAGCCTATTAGTCCTACTAAACCTATCAACATAAGTTTTAGTAGTTTAACAGTTTTTTATTCTTTTTTCAAGTTCTTTCTTGATTTCTCTTACAGCATTTAACATATGATATGTTATACGCCAATTGGGTCCTGCTTTTAACAGGATTTCAAATGCTATTGTCAATTGTTTAAGTTGTGTGTAAGATAATTTGGATAGAGTTTTGAAGTATTTTTTTTGTGCCATAATTTGTGCCTTTTGTTTGCCTGTTTAACAATTGTACTTATTATGTTAGTAGATTGAATTAACCTATAACAAAACTATGAGGTGAGCCACCTTCTGCAAAGTTTCCAACTTCTGCATCAAGTCTTTCCATTTCAGCAAAGCCTTGCTGTTTGAGTTGGTCTCCGTTCAGAGTTGTTCCACCCTGCGGTCCTGCAATAGTATTGAATTTGCCTCTTGCTTCACCCAGCATGGTTTTACATACTGCAAGTGTGTAATCTCTGATCCACGGTTTGCTGTAGATATCTTTTAGTAAAGTTATGTCAGGTCTAAAATTATCAGTATGCATCAAGATTGTTTCGTTATCTGCTCTAGGTCTTTGTGTGATTGTCAGTTGTTTTGTCGCCACATCAAAATGAAACTGAATAAAAGATCCAAACAGTTTGCCCACTAATTCTTGGTAACTTGCAAAAGCATAATAGGTTGCAAGACCACCTGTGGCACCTGCTCTTAGCAGGTATGTGTTGGTATAGGCTAGGTTAAATGGTTCAAACAAAGTTCCACCTTCACCACCTTCTGTTCTGGATCCCACAGTTCTTCTAAACAATTTTCTTACATTGATAATTTCATCAGGCAAAATGTATTTGTTCTGATTTTCTGTTAGTGTTAAAAAAGCATAGGATTCCTCCACAGCATTTGATGACTTTTGTCTATATCTGTTTATGGCTCTTTCTAGTGCAGTTTCATAGTGTTTTGGATCAAGTTCAACCTCGATCATTCCTTCACCTAGGTTGTTTTTGACATAGTCAAACACTTCTTGTTGCATAGTTTGTAGTTCTGACATACTGATATTTATTGCCTTTGCCCTAACAATAAATATGTGCAATGCCTAGACTATCAATTTTTAAGCCTGAAAAAGGCAATGACTACAAATTTTTTGATCGTAACATCAAAGAGATGTTTACGGTAGGAGGCACTGATCTGCATTTACACAAATATATAGGTCCACACAGACAGGGGGATACAAACAAAGACGGAGCGGCATCACCTACTCAACCAAATTATGCACCTAGTGAAATAGGGGAAAGAACCATTCAAGATCTTCTATTTTTAGAAAACAGAGATAGAAAATACGCCGATGATATCTACACTATTAGGGGAATATACAATGTGCAAGATATTGACTTTAATTTAAGTCAGTTTGGAATGTTTTTACAAAACGATACGCTATTTTTGACTGTACATTTGAATGACTGTGTGGAAAGAATAGGCAGAAAAATTATGTCAGGTGATGTTATTGAATTCCCACATATGAAAGATGATTTTAGTTTAGACGCTAGTATTCCGATTGCACTTAAAAGATATTACGTAGTAGAAGATGTCAATAGAGCCGCAGAAGGATTTTCACAAACTTGGTGGCCGCATTTGTTAAGAGTCAAACTCAAAACTTTAGTAGACTCTCAAGAATTTAGAGATATTATTGGAGATGCAGACTCAACTGGATCATTAGCAAGTTACATGAGTACATTTAACAAAGAAAAAGAAATAAATGATCAAGTAGTCTTACAGGCAGAAGCAGACGCTCCTAAATCAGGTTTTAATTACAAACAGTATTATGTGGCACCAATTGACGAAAGAGGTAATATAAGGACTGATAACGTTAACACAGAAGAGCAAAGAGCAAGTTCTGATCAAAAAGTAAATGCTGTTATTGACACTCCTGCAAGTTCACACTATGGATTTTATTTAGATGGAGATGGTGTTGCGCCAAACGGTCATCCTGCAGGATTTGGAAATAGTTTTCCACCTAGTGGAGTAGACAAAGGAGATTATTTCTTAAGAACTGACTTTTTACCTAATAGATTATTTAGATATGATGGCCTACGTTGGGTCAAAATTGAAGATAGTGTAAGAATATCAAATACACTTAATACTTCCAACGATGATACAGTCAATAACTACAAAACAAAGTTTATCAATAGGTCTAGCACTACAACTGTAAATGGTTTAACAGTTGAACAAAGACAAGCACTTACTGATGCTTTAAAACCAAAGGCTGACAATTAATGTTACATTTTTACGAAGGACAAATAAGAAAATTTCTTACACAATTTATAAGAATTTTAAGTAATTTCAGTGTCGAAACAGGTAAAGGGTCAGATGGACAAGTTAAATTGCGTGCTATTCCTGTGATGTATGGTGACATGACTAGACAAGTTGCTAATATTATAAGGAACAATTCAGAAAATGCTATGCAGTATGCTCCAAGAATGAGTGCTTATGTTACTTCTTTAGATTATGATAGAGAAAGAATGCAAAACCCATATCATATTGAAAAACAACATCTAAAAGAAAGAGAATTTGACGAAACCACTGGTGAATATACTGATAAATTAGGTGCTGGTTATACAGTTGAAAAAGTTATGCCTTCTCCTTTTAGATTAAATGTTGCATGTGATATCTACACAACAAACACAGATCAAAAGTTACAAATATTAGAACAAATTTTATATCTATTCAATCCAGACTTTGAAATACAAAAATCAGACAATTATATTGATT